GAACGTCTATTTCGCAACAAGTTTATAAGGTTTATCCAGGCTCCACTATCCTCTAGTTTCACATCTGATGACACCTTTACAAGTGTAGTCAGGGTAGATTCGAAAGGGTCGTATACCGGAGAGGTTTTGTCCTCAATGGTATTAACACCTGGGAAACCATATAATGGTGAGAAGTAGATTCTAGATCTTACGAATATACGGACATAGGAGGATGTCACAATAATATGCAATGCATATATTAAAGCCACCCACTTGATCGTATATCCAAAGTCTCGTGTTAGCAATGAGTTCATTATAGTAAAACATAATAGCTCACTTAAGAGACCATTAGTATTATAATATAATAACCCACGAAGCGTATAAAAACGCAACATGAGTCCGAACTTCGAAATTACTTTTAGTGTAGCTTTTAAGCTAGCACACACTGCAATCAGTCAAGGTAGACCAAATACAGTGAATGGTGTGATCAGATTATGTAAGGTAGGAATACGAGAGCTCTCTCCACTTATATCAACAACAAATGTCAGTGGTAGCAGGGAAACCTGAACTACCCAGATTTTTAAGTCATGGAATGCCTTAAATAACTGAGAAACTGCATGGATACGGCCCTGGCCACGTGTTTTGATAGTTTCAAGTAGACTTTTCTTAACACTAGCCAGATTACAACGTGGGTCAGATTTGTAAAATCAGTGGTAAGTACCACGGATAAACATTCTCTGGAACATATTGTAGACACCGCGACCACGAAGATAATTAGTTATTTTGGGATCCAATCATCATAATCCACTCTTAGGTGATAAAGCCAATAATACACGCAATTTTACTTTAGTAGAAATATCAATCCTTTCAGATCTCTGTTGACTACTTAATTTTGAGAAGGCGAGGACTTTTCCTTTCTTCCCTGCATTAAAATAGACAGCAGATACCATACGGAATAGAGATTCCCACGAAAGTAAAGGGATTTGATAAGAGCCAGCCTCAGTTCTTTTATAGACTTTGGGGGAGATTGTCTTGACCGGAAACTTCATGATAGGTATTACAACCTTAGCAAGACGGCCCATAAATGGAGCGTCCTGTATAGGTTTGTAATCACTAGGCATGTTAGGATCAGGCCGACCAGGTTCGAACTGCATTGCAACAAGTTGATCGGTAACCAATCGATTTTGGATAGCCTCTTGAGGTACCCAAGATTGACGTGCCGCTACATAACTCCTTGCCATGCGTCTTGTTCAATCCACATCAGCATCAACGGAAACACCTTTAGGAGGTGTTATCTTGTTGTTGAGGAAAAGTGGGAACCTCTTCACCAAAAGCTCATAAAGAACAGTAGGGAGGAACTCGACAAATCTCATTGCGAGCATTATATTCTTAGCACCAAGAGGACTGATATTAATGTTATTGATTAGGTAGAGTTGTTTAGCGAACTCTAGTACAGTCCCGTCAAATCCTTTTATGGGATTAATCTCCATTCCTAAATAGGAGAAAATCTCACGATAGAATTTGGCAACCTTATCATGCGCCATAGCACCGTCATCTCCGAGGACCATGTAAATGATCTTCGATGGATGATAACCCGCACGTTTCGCAGCAATATGGACAATGACATGGTGAGTCAATGCCAACATCGCAAACGAAGAATAAGCACCCATAGGTTGACCAACTTCATACGAAATTAGTTTACCCTCTAAGTACCAATCCCGGGCAAGAATGTTCATTCATTCCTGTCCACCGTAACCAAGGGTATCGAGAATCTGTGCTTGTAAGCGCACGGGAAGGCGATCGGTCGCTGCTGAAAGATCCATACTTTGACACCTTTTTCCTTTTAAACCTTTCAATGATGTCACTCCAAGTTGTTTCAAGAAAACTTGAATGACTTTTTGTTGATCGTTCGTTCCATCCGTTTGCAATGCATCCAGATGGCGATAGACGGCATCATGAAGGGGTTTGAAAAGTACTTGTGTTCATCAGTCTGTGATCCCAATCATACGACGTTTTCCCCTTGCTTCCTTTAAGACCGCTATGCGGCCTAAAAGGGGTATAGCATCTCACCAGATAACTATAGGTAACAAGGGTATCAAGACTATAGAGCTAAGAACGAAAATAGTTAAGAGCTGGTAATATCCACGTGATCAACACATTAAACAATATGACCAGTACTTTTTCGGACGCGCCATTCAACCTAAAAGATCAAAACCAATACCAAGTGTTGCTAGAGGAGAGTTAGGACCTGCCTTAACCGAAAATAGTAATAACGAGGGTTTTCCGACAGATAGACCTCTTCCGAGGCCTAGAGTCGACAAAGCCTTTGTCACCTCATGTTGGGGTAAAGTTTGACCACGACCGGTAAATTTACCGGTAATAGTTGAAACCTTAACCTCCGATCATTTAGGAGACGTGGCTCTGAAGAAACTAAGCATGGTTATTATTAGTTTAAATTGAAGCAAGGTTACTCTTGGTAATGAACCATTAGTAACACCAATCCGAGTTGCCACACATACATTCTTCACCTTATTGGGAAGGATGCATGGGAGACCAAACCAAACGGTACCTTTCTTCTTATGCCTTGCGACATAAGTCTCAGTACTATATGTGGTTTTGTTATGCGGATCAACGAAACACACAACAAGTCTAAGAACCTCAGATCAATACTTGATAGTAAAAGTAATACCACTATTTTCCCACATCTTTATAATACTTGGCACTATAGAAAATAATAATCTTCATTGTCCTTTTGGGACAAGAAACTTATTATCGAATAGTAAGCTAATAAATCTTGCATACCTCCAAA